TGAAAACTCTTTAACAACACTTGGTCAAAAAGATCCTGTTAGTGAAGAAAATACAAGACTATGGAATACTGGTTTAGATAGTGATAAAGAAATTGCTCGTAAGAGAAAAAGAAAATTATCATACTACTCAAACATCTTAGTGGTCAGTGATCCAAAACATCCAGAGAATGAAGGTAAAGTGTTCTTATACAAATTCGGTAAGAAAATCTTTGATAAGATTACCGAGGCACTTCAACCTGCTTTTGAAGATGAAAAGCCAACAAACGTATTCGACTTTTGGAAAGGTGCTAACTTTAAGTTAAAACTTAGAAAAGTTGATGGTTATTGGAATTATGATAAATCTGAATTTGAGAGTGTATCGGCGATTGCTGATAGTGATGACAAGATTAAAGAAATCTGGTCAAAACAACACGCTCTAAAACCTTTCTTAGCTCCCGATAATTTTAAGACCTATGATGAACTCAAAGAGAAACTGAATAGGGTAATTACAGGAGTGAGAAGCGCTGAAACTGTTGACAAAACAGACCTCCCGCCTAAGTCTAACGGTTCAGTGAAAAGTCCTGAAGTTGCTCAAACTAAGGCAAATACTAGAGTTGAATTAGATGATGATGAAGATGATACTTTGTCTTACTTTAGTAAACTTGCTGAAGACGAGTAATCTCTCTCTGCTTCAATGACTTTAAGGGGATAGTAGAAATACTGTCCCCTTTTTATTTTCCTCTTATAAATATTGCTATGGTAAGTATATTAGATCCTCTTGTTGTAAAACAAGATGGAGTAAGAAAATCAGCTGACTGGTACAGAAAAGCAATTGGTTCTATCGCTGATAGAATAAGTGCCAGAAAGTTAATGGGTCAAGGTAAACTATTACAAAGACCAAGTATAGGTCGTTTAAATATGTTCTTTTATGATCCTAAAACAAAAGATAAATTACCATATTATGATACATTTCCTCTTGTATTGCCATTAGAGGCATTTAGAGGTGGGTTTTTAGGTATGAATTTTCATTACTTACCTTACTTAACACGTTTTAGATTATTAGAACAAATACAACAATTTGCTGATGGCAATCCTATGAAAGAAAATACACGTTTTGATGTAAGTTATGAGAGAGTGATGGATATTAAGTTAGCAAAAAAAACATTTAAAAAATATTTGTGGACACACGTTAGAAGTAGTTTTTTAAGAATTGATTCAGATGAGGCTGCTCTTGCTGTTTATTTACCAGTACAGCAGTTTAAAAAAGGGAGACCATACTAATGGCAATTTTACGAGGCGGAAAAAGAATTGGTGGGTTTGATATACGAATAGGTTTACCTAGGGATAGATCACTTGACAATGTAGGAAGTGATCCTAGAATAGGTCAAAAAGCAGGACCCTCTGGTGTGCCTATTGTTAAAACAAGTGATGAACGATTAAAAAAAGCCGCTCAAGGTGCTAAATCAGCAAACATTCAAAGAGGTTCAGACTTAACAGGTGATGATAGTAAAAGAAATTATGGTCAATATAAAGAATCAGTAATAGGTAGATTTTTAGCAAATGTTGGTGAAGGTAGTTTTGCTAGACCTAATAGATATTTGATAGTAATATATCCTCCTGTTTCTTTAATAGAAAGTCAAAATGAATTAACAAGTCCTCAAATGTTAAGAAACGTAGGTATGATGTGTAATAAAATTGAATTTCCTAGTAGAGATATAAATTCACAAGAAGTTATTACTTATGGACCTAAAAGAAATATGCCATATGCTTATTCATTTCCTGGTTCAATCGAAGCTACATTTTACAGTGACAAGTATTTAAAACAAAGAGCATTTTTTGAAAACTGGCAATTACAAATGTTTAATTCAGATACTCACAATATGAATTTCTATCAAAATTATATAGGTCAAATGGACATCTATCAATTAAGTACAATTATGAAATATGATGATGATGCTGACTTAGCACAACCTACTACTGAAATCACATATGCTGTAAGATTATATGAAGTATATCCTGAAACAATAAGTACAGTTGGTTTAAGTATGGCTGATAATGATTCAATAACAGAAATACCAATAAAATTAAGTTACAGAACTTGGAGAAATTTATCACTAGAAGGAATACAAAATACATCTTCAGGTGAGGCATTTTCTAATTATAATGAAGAAAAACGTACAATCAATTTTAATGCTGGTGAGGGTGACTTTATACCTACCACAGATATACGTTCTATAAGTCCATTACAATTAGGAACAAAAGATTTATCAGGTTCACAAGCAGCGAAAAAAGGATTTTTAGATAAACTACCTCCTGAATTAAAAAGAGCAGGTAGAGATATTATTAATCAAGTGAAAAGAAATTTACCAATAGGTAGAGTGACTGGCGGAAGAGTATTTCCACCATTTTTATAATTATATAACATAAGGAGAATATAATGACGTTACCAATAGTTGAAGCGCCTTCCTATGAGTTGACTTTGCCATCAAGGAACGAAATAATAAAATTTCGACCATTCTTGGTGAAAGAAGAAAAGATATTACTTATAGCATTAGAAGATGGTTCACAACAAGCGATGATACAGGCAATTAAAGATATTTGTTATTCGTGTACATATGAAAAGTTACCTGTAGAAGAATTGCCATTATTTGATTTAGAATATGTATTTTTAAATATAAGAGCTAAATCAGTAGGCGAAGTAGCAAAACTAAAAATTTTGTGTCCAGACGATAGAGAAACATATGTTGATGTTGAAGTCAATTTAGAAAAAGTTGATGTGATGGTAGACGATAATCACACAAACGATATAATAATTGACTCAAGTAAAAAATTAGGTATTATGATGAAATATCCTAGTATCGAAGATTTAAATGACATAGGTGATTTTACGGCTGCTACATCAAAAGAGTTATTTGACATAATAGCAAAAGGAATAGATTATGTATATCAAGGTGATAAGAAATTTAAGGGCAAAGATTATACAACTGAAGAAATGAATAAGTTTTTGGAAAGTTTGACTGGAAAAGTATTAACAGATATTAAACTGTTCTATGATACATCACCTAAACTTAAACATATTGTTGAAGTAGAAAATCCTAAAACCAAAGTAAAAAGTAAGGTTACTTTACAAGGTTTAATGGATTTTTTCGGATAGCCCTCTCTCATAATAGCTTAGAAAACTATTATGAAACTAACTTTGCTTTACTACATCATCATAAATATTCATTAAGTGAGTTAGAAAATATGTTGCCTTGGGAGAGGGAGGTATATATCGGTTTGCTAACGAAACACTTAAAAGAAGAACGAGATCGAATGAAGGAGAGAAATCGTGGAAGATAAAGTAACAAAAAAAGTAAATGTAGAGTTAGAGGTCGATACATCTGTAAAAGATTTAGGACCTAATCCCTACGCAAAATTAATTCATTTGGCAAGAGCCGTTGACAGTTGGAGAATATTTCCTAGAGTATTCATTACAACTTACATCTATCTATTATATAAAGTAGTAATATGGTATATGAACATACCTAATCCTACTATGGAACAAAGTGGGTTAGTATCTATCGTTGTAGGTGCTGGCGCTGCTTGGTTCGGTTTATATACTGGTAGTAGAGCAAAATCAGACGATAAGAAATAATTATGGCTGAAATAGCACAATTACAATCAATAACTGATTCAATGAAATCCAGTTATGGTGGTATTATAGGAAGAACAAGTCCTAAAATAATCACACCTGGAAAAATGAGTTTTGGTGCTAATTCTATTTCAGAACAAACTCCTATATTAGATGATATACGAGAATTACAACAACAACAATTAAAGCAATCTCTTTTAACAAACTCTTTTTTAGCAAAGTCTTTAAAACTAGAATTAGATAAGGTAAGAAGGGATAAAGATCAAGGTGATGAATTAAGAAAAGAATTAGCAAAAATGACAGGTGCTGGTGCTGCTGCTGGTACTTTGGGTATGAACGTTGATGGAAAAGGTGATGAAGGCGGTGGTTCAGGTCTAGCTGATTTAGCAGGAACAGCATTAGCTGTAGGTGGTGCTTCTTCAGTTGCTAAAACTTTAGTAGGCGGCAAAGGTAAGGGTACTGATAAAACAGGCAAAAAACCAGGTAAACTTTCAAAAGGAAAAGACTTTGTTAAAGGTTTAGCAAGAAATAAATATGCGAAAGGTGGTGGTTTACTTACTGCTTTATTAAGTGTTGCTGGTATAGCTGCTGAATTTTCAGACATTGATGCCGCAAAAGCATCAGGTGATGAACAAAAGATTTATGATGAGAAAAGAGATGTTGCT